GTAGATCTTTAATACCGTCAAACCACAGTTGCACAGCTTCTTTTAACATGCTCTCGCTTACAAATAATTGAATAGGTTTAGGTAAAAGTCCTCTGGCCATATGAATTACATAATCAAATTTCTGCTGTCCTTGCTTAGATGCTTTGAAAGTTTTCTCTGCTTCCACAAACAGCTTGTAAACATCCAGTCTGATTCCTTCAAGACCTTTCTTTGTGATATAGTCGATCAGTTTCTTAACTAAAAAAGCAATGATCAATACTGTGATCACTGCCAAAAAAAACACCTTATTCTGTTCAAATAATTCTTTCATAACATCTTCTCCTTTATTTTATAATCCAACTTCTTTAAGTACGAATCCGAACACTGCACTGATTAATGCAGTCAGGACATACATAGAGATGCTTCTCCATTTCTCTCCATCTCGGTTTTCTAACTCTTCAAGCCTTTTGCTTTGTTCTGTCTGATTAACGAGCATATGCTCCATGTTGATCGCAAGCTTTTGCACGGACAGCGTGAGATCATTGATCTGTCGCACTGTCAGTTCAAGGTCTGCAATTCTTCTATTTTGTCGGACTTGCTCACGATCTACGCCTTTGGCAAACTCTTCATGTTCGTGTCGTCTTAAGTATTCATCTTCCAATATGTCTCCTTCCTCAGCTACACCGTTGCTGTCGTTGTTACTTGACTTGTTTCTAATTCGGAAGAAAATATGCAATAGAAGCAATTAACATCACTTTCGTTTGCTTCAAGTCCTACGCTGATCTTAACTTTTCCACCGGTCTGTACTGGGTTAGGAGACAGGCTTACAGACTTAATTTCAATGATTTCTGCTGCCATCATACCACCTTCACTTCTATATGCTCTATTAAGATTTCGTCTAATACTGCATATCTGATGTCAAGTGTATAGGTACCACGCTTTTGAGGAGAAATCAGTGCTTCTATATCATGTTCTTTAATATTACAAACTCCAGTACTTTCTTCAGTTTTGTCTTTCATGTATATTAGCGAATACTCCGCACTTTCAATTGTAAATTTCTCATTTTTAATAGAATGTATAGTAATTACTGCTGTTCTGGATTCTCCCGGATGCATTATGATCACTTTCTTTTTTTGCATGTTCTCCTCCTCTTTTTTTCTTCTTATTTCTCGTTGTGCAAGGTTGCATACAAATCAAAAGGCTTCAGTGAAACTCTTAATGCTTTAAGATCTACTGTAAGTATGTATGTAGAATAGCTACTTACATTTCCTGCCTCATCATATGCAGTTAATCCGATTACATACCTGCCGTTTAATGTGGCTGGTATAACGGACTCCCATAAATCTAAAGAGTCAGCGGATCTAGTTAAGATCACTGACTCTCCGTTTACATTCCCCTCTAGTCGAACTACCATAACAACTAACCTAGTCCGTTACTTCAACGGATATGATAAATGTTTTGCCAGCATCGACTGGGTTCGGTGTCAATGTAACACTCTTGATCACAGGTGCGGTTGTGTCTAACGTAACGGTACGTGTTATTGTCGTTGTCTTACCAGCACCATCGGTTGCAACAACGGTAATTGTGTTTGTACCTACTGCAAGAGTAAGGGCCTTGCTGAAACTTCCATCGCTTCCAACTGTGACTGCTTCTGCTGCTCCAGAATTAAGTTTAACTGTTACCGTGACAGGACTGCTTGTTGCATCGTTGGTTTTACCTTTTACTGTGCAAGCAGTTTGATTTGTAATAAGTTTATCCGTTGGGCTGGACAATGTTAATACAGGTGGAACTGTATCTACCTTAAACGATGTTGAGCTTGTAGCTGCTGCGTTTCCGTCATAATCGCTTGCATCCAATTTGATTGTATGGCTTCCATCGGACAACGCTGTCGTTGGTGTATATGTACACTGGTATCCGCCTGTGATCGCAGTCTTAGTTATTGCATCGCCTGTTACCTTAGTACCACTGTCTAGCGTGATACCGATTGTTGATGGATTAACACCAGAATCGGTATCGGTTACCTTCCAAGTAATTACAGGCTTGTTGTTTGTCGAATATGATCCGGACGTTGGAGACACGATTGCAATAACTGGAGCGACCTTCTCTTTTACCTTTAATTGCAGTGATGATCCTAACGTACTGTCGGTTGCATCTTTTGTGATTGTGTTTCCTGCCTCATCGGTTGCCTTAACCGTTACTCCGTAATAATGTCCACTCTGATTGTATGAACTCTTCGACGGAGCTGTTACCGTAGCTTCATATTTGCCGGTTGAACTATTAAGAGTCAGTGTATATGTTTGACCGTTAATAGTCGCTTGTACTGTTTTTACTGACACTTTTTTCTCCTTTCTTGTTCTCAACAACACAACTAAATTCTGATACTGCATCAGATTTTAGAATAAACGCAAATGGGAACTTGAAGACATACTTAAATATGTTCAAAGTTGGCAAAGAACTTGTCATTATAGGTGGTATTGATGTACCGTTTGAATGGTTTCCATCGTATTCGTTTCTTACAATAGAAGGATTAATCGCTGCAAAGGCAGAATCTGGCATGTTAGTTCCTGTACAAGCTGCTGGACAGGAAATTACTCTCTTGCAACTTCCAAAAGGTTCTAATGCAATCACAATAAATTCAAACATGCCAAAAGGATTTTATTATATTTCAATTGCGATTGAACTTTAAATATCAATCCCATTTTGCTTGATTTTTACACCTGGGGGAGCTTCAAACACAAAAAATCCATAATGCGACAATCCATGAACTGTTAATGAATACCAATCAATACTCGCAGTTATTGAGTTTGTCACATTCGATGTAATAACCTGTGAAATATGTAAATTTTCTAAAGAAATAAGAAATTGAGCAAAAACAGGATTACCATTTGCGGTTCCCCAGAAAAGTACCGGAAATTTATCACATTTTTTACTAACCTCAGCAATATTCTCAAATTCGATTGTAATATCGTTTGATTGGCCGTTATTTTTGAATATTTTGTTGCTTTTATTTTCTTTATCAGAATTTAGCTGCGTAATAGCATCCTGTGCATTCGTCATGTCAGTCTGATTTGCTGGCGTAAATCCAAGGGCTGTCGTTACATTACCTTTGGTTAATTCTCCACGGATTGTAGCACTGCTTTTATTCTCCACATTGCCTAATCCAACTTGGCTTTTGGTAACTCCGTGAGGATTACTTTTATTCGCAAGATGATTAATCAGAGTTGTAATTGCAAGTTTAATCTTTGCAAATGCAATAGATATTTTCTCGCCACTTGATAAAGTCACAAGAGTTGTTGTATCTGAATATGTCGGTGTCTGATCATTTGTCGCTACGTTCGGAACGTTCCCTAAGCCTACTTGCGACTTAGTAACACTATGAGGGTTGCTCTTGTTTCCTGTATGCGTATTTAACGCTGTCTGCATAGTTTCAAATGTAACGTACCCTTCTGGATCAACCGTTGCTGTCATTGTTACATCATTATTAAGCTTAATGTAAAAATTATGTACTAACGACCATGACGGCATAGCCGATTCTGCCGGAACTTCTTTCCCTGTTGTACTTTGAGAAATCGCAAACAACACTTCACTTCCGGTTGATCCTTTTGCATAAATTCCAAGCTGTGTCATGCTGTATCCGGCAGATAAACCAGCGTTTGAAAACAATACTCCTATCTTGATTGTTTCGTTTGTTTTTGTCACGCCCTGTACTGTTCCAGACTGCTTAATTGATGATACAGCCGTCTGACTTTTCAAAGCACTAACGTCAACTTTACCAGCACCAGACTTGATCGCTGTTACTGTTATTGTTTCTCCACTTAAGGCATTCTTTAATAATTCAATACCTGCATTTGTAATTACTGTATTTTCCCACATGATTTTATACCTCACTAACGATCGAAGAAGAATATTCACAAGAGCCTGAAACAATAGCATAATTCAATGCCGTCTCTGATTCTATAACGTCCGAAACACGAATATCGCACAATAAATGTGCTGGTTTCAATTCGTCAATTCTTCTTACTACTTCATCATAATTATTTACTTCGCCATAAAGATTGACTTGAAATGTATTTTTTGCTGTATTTTCTATTAGCTTTGTTTCTACACCGCTCAAAGCTTCTATGATCTTTTCAAACCTTTTAGGATTCAAAGGCCTTTTTATCCTCATTTGCAAAATCTGTGTTCTTCTCTGCTCAATCGTCTGATCTGGAAGCGGCGTTATTCCGTATTCTTTTTCCCAAATAGGGAGCCCCCATGTAGCACGATCAACAAATATCTGATCAAATATATCTTCACATATTGTTTTTACGTCATCTATCTCAAGTCCGATCACTTGGAACAGCCAAAGTCCGATTCTTGATTTCCCATAAATCGGCGATACATAGTCAATCATTTGTTTTGCACTTTCACTCGTCAGGATTTGCTCCATAAGGTCTGTTTTATACCACATAGTATTATCCCTCCGTTATTGTTACTGTTCCTAAAACCGGCATTTGTCCAGATTCAAGGTCTACATTTTTTGACACTCCATTGATTTGTACACTGTCATAATCATAGATACCTGATACAGCTCCAAGGATACTGTTGATCGCTGATATTCTAACCGCACTATCATTCGATGAAACATTTAACAAATATGACTGAAGTGCAGCTTTCAAATCATTCTGCACATCGCCAATTTCTGCTTCTCTCAAATAAACCACAGCTGATATGTTAACTACTACTGTTTCAGGAGCCGTTATCTCTAATACAGCATTGGGCGGTGCTAAGCGATCTGATTCACTATCTGGACGCATAATATAATCATACACAGCATCTTGAATCTGCTTCGATGCTGGTACTCCGTTCTGATCCATTAAGATGATCTTGATTATTCCAGAGTCATCTTTTGCTGGTATCACAGTAACTGCACCAACACCGGGAACTGACAATGCCCATCGTTTATAGTCTGCCACATTCCCAACATAGGAAATGTCATGGCTTCGATCATACTCAACAATTCGTTCTCTTAAAGTATCATCGTCCTCTTCATCCAAACCGCCTGTAACAGCTTCCTCATTTGTAACAGAGATTATTTCATCGAGCAGTTCTCCTGTCTCATCTCCAGTATGTAATACGATCGTATTTACTCCAACATTGCTTGCAGATCCTCCTTCTGCTGCCTCAATTGGAATCTTTGCATTTCCAAGAGAATCGACCGTAACTTCCTCTGTTGTTACAAAATCTATCGTATTTCCTTCGTCATCTGCTTCTGTAGAAAAACCATATCCTAAAGGAATAACAAGACCGGCTTTTGCTGTAACAGTCACATATCCTGTTGCATTTACCGATTCTCTTCGTACAAGACCTCTTCCATCAGCGTGGTAATCCAATAGGTAAGATTCTTCACAGGTTACCGGCGAAAGACTTTTCAATACTTCCACAAGCACATATTCTTTTAGCTCTGCTATCTCAATCGCTGTCGGACGTGTAAAATCCCAAGGAAAGCCGCCTTCGGATTTATCAATATCTTCTGGAAGATTGCTAAGCATCTTTTCATGGATTTCCTTTTCACTCGAATTATTCAGGAAATCTGGCAATTCTAGTTCTTCTGCTTCCAATGCCATTTTTAGACCACCTCACTTTCAAATTGTGTCTGTATTTCTATATCTCCATCAATACCCTGCACCTGTACTGTTACAAGACAATGTTCTGCTTCCCATTGAAACATAATATTCCCAACGTACAAAGTTCTTTCGGACGGATCAGCCATCAATGCTTCTTCGATTTCTCTTTGTAAAATGCTTTCTGCCTCTTCACGGCTATCCGCTTGCAAGGCACTTTCATAGTCAATCCCAATGTCGGTGGAATATCCTTCATGAGCGTATCTTTGTGTCATGATCGTTTTGTAACACCATTGCACCCACGCCTCGAACCCAGATGCCTCTTTTAATTTTCCATCGTGAAGCGTAACAAAGTCTCCAGTATCAAAATCAAAAAAGATGCTGGGTTTATAACCTGCATCTTCCTCTTCTTCTGTATTTTCTTCCTCAGTTCCTTCATTCTCTTCATCTTCAAAATATTCTTCTTCATTTTCATATTCCTCTGGGAAAAGATTATCCGGCATCTTCTTCATCTCCTTCCACTTTACCGATCACAACGATTTCCTCTGCATCTGTCCAGATCAGTAATACTCGATCGCCATCACTTACTTTTGCATCAGATAACATCAAAAAATCGTCATCAGGTTCTGCACTTTCTGGATAAGAGTCAGGAAGAATCCCTCCGTCTTTCATAGTTCCAAGTTCTGCAACAACATCCGCTGCACTTTGGTTTCCTTTAGAAATCTGTTCGATCGCACGAATAAAATTTTTTCTTCCATTTCTCTGCATAGAACTCTCCTTTAGTAAAAAACAACGTCCATCGTACCAGCCACACAGTCATGTGTAATACTTTTTACTGTTTTATTTCCTTTCAGTCCAGCGGTACCACATCCAACATAAACGGTGTCTCCACGTTTTATCTTCGGATTACTGATCGCCGTTACTATATATTCATACTTGACCTTTGCACTGCTCTTCAATTTCTTTTGTGCTTGTTTCTTTATTTTTGAAAGTTTCTCCTTCTTGTCTTTATCCATGACTTCTTGGATCGTACCAAACTTCGATGTATTCTTAGATACTGATGCAAGTTTAGGGATTGACTTTTTCTTAGCTTCTCCGTAGATCTTTATCTTTGTAACGATATCATCCATTGTCTCTTTTACCTCTATGGAGATTACATTCTTTCCTTCCTCAATCTTATAAATCGTTGTATTAGTATTGGCATACTTGACAATCACTGTAGTTCCTTCAATCGTAAAAATATATCGGCTGGAAAGTTTACTTTTCGCTTTGTTCAGCACATATACTATCATATCTCCAATGTTCTTTTGCGCTGGTTTGATCCTTTTGTTTTTGATTGATCCGTAACTGTATTTCAGTTTCAACTTCCATGCAGTACAGATTCTTTTTACAATTTCCTTTGTGCTGAGACCTTTTTTATAATAAAAATAATCTTGGGATTTCATCATATAAATCAAGTAATCATAGGCTGTAAATGTTACCTTTTTTTCTGTATCGGTAACCCTGTCTCGATCCCAGATCACGCCTCGAAATACTTCAAAATCTCCATGTCCAACATTCGAATATATGTATAATCGATCTGATGGCTGAATCAATGTCGCAAGTGTTACACCATTTTTCGCAGCGTTCATTACTGTTAAGCTGACTTCCTTTGCCAGCGAATCAGGATCATCAGATATTGTCAAGTCCAGTATAACTTTCAGCTTGTATAGATCATATTCTTGCCCCGATGTTGTCTTTACAACCGCTTTATACAGTGGATTTCCTAAACTCGGCATATCTTCCTATCCTCCTATCATTTTTAACAGTGTTTTATAATCAGCGACACCGGTTACTGTCAATTTATGCTTTCGTTGGTAAGTTTTTATTGCTGATACTGTCTTAGATCCACAAGTACCATCCTGTTTGACTCCTACCATTTTTTGCACAAATTTTACGACCTGTCCTTTTCTTCCGGTTCGGATCTTGATCTTTTTCATGGCTGATTTCATCGAAGATGTCAGCTTTTTATCAACTTTCAGCTTCGAGTAGCCATCTTTATTCATTGCTTTCTTTAATTCCTCAACCTTGGAATTAGAAACTGATTTACTGCTTTGAACAGGAATCACAAGCACCTGTCCTTTATAGATCGTATATTTGCTGATCTTTTTCTTTGGATGTTTCTTACGTTCCTTTTTATTCCTAGAATCAATCAGTTTCTTATTTGCATTATAAATAACCTTGTATTTTTTACTGGACCCAAGATATTTTTTTGCAAGTTTCCGTAATGTTTGTCCTTTCTTTACTTTGACCTTTTTCTTTGTGGTTTTGGTACTTCTTTTCGTTGAGGAAACACTTATTTTTTCGTAGTCGATAAATCTTACCGTGTAGTAATAATCATTCAGGCTTTTGACCGTAGAATCGTATTCTGAAACACGCATATCAACATTGATCTTCGTTCCTGTAATACAGACATTTACCACTTTCCCATACTTAGCCCAGTATTTCATCAGTGCATCTAAGGTTGCTGGATCAGTCCACTTACGAACAAATTTCATGCCTTTTCTTGCTTCTCCGGGAAAAAAACATTCCCAGCTTAGTTCTGAAAGATTTTTACCATTCGGAACACTGACCTGACCTAATTTATAGATATCATACTCTGCAAACTTCCCTTCGATTGATGATTCAATTTCTTCAGGAATGATCGGAATTTGTATCTTCTGATCATTCCCTTTTGAATTTTTTCCAGTAATATATATATCCATCACATTACCTCCGCTGTTCTGTTACTTGCCGTTGATCCGATTGCATCTGCGATTGCCTGCATAATAGCATCTGCGATCTCTCCTTTAGAGTTTTTGATAGCATCAACTATGCCGTCATTTCCAGATGCATTGACGCTGATCGTAATACCACCAACGTTGATCACTGGCTGACCGCTACCAGACGAAGCTTTTCCAGATCCGGATAATCCTCCAACAAGTCCACCTTTGGCATGCTTTGTAACGCCTAAAATCTGTCCTGCTTGATTCCAGAGAGATAATGCACGGCTTCGATGTTTAGAAAGTGGGATAACCATTTCGTTTCCTTCTTCTCCTAATTCAGAAACGATATGACCTCTGACCAGACTACCTTTCGCATTATGAAAGAACTTCCCATTTTTCGGTAAGGCTGTCTGTACTTTCGGTGCGGATGATGTCTTTTTGCTTGTTTTCTTTTTACCAGATTTTGAAGAACCGCTATTACTTAGATAACTTCCACTAGTAATACTTTTGATTGCACTTGCTTGTGCAGCAGTTGTACTTGCTGCGGATGCAATCGTTGAGGCTGCGGATGCTAAAGCACCTGCAAGTGATAATGCGGAACTTCCAGCACTTTGTAAATTACCACCAGCTGCAAGTGACATTGATCCCATAGTTCCCAATTTTCCACCAGCTGTTGCAGACATTCCACCTAAGCCACTGACTTTTCCACCGGCAGCACTTGTTGCCCCAGAAAAAGCTTTCGTACTCTTAGAACCGACGTTTGTCTGCTTTGTATTCTTCTTATTCTCCTCGTAAGCTTTCTGTACGGAACTTGCCAGTTCTTTGTATTTTGCTCCTTTTGGATTAACACTGCTAATACTGTCTTTACTGTATTTCCAATATTCCTGACTCTTTGCCGTCATAGAATTACTGTTTTTCAGTGCATTCTTTCGGCTGGATACAAACTTTCTAAGGGAGTCGCCGAACTTATTTCCTTTTGTGATTGCACCAATTCCACCAATTCCAGCACCAATAAATGCTCCCGGAACTGCTCCAACACCACCAAAGGCAGCTCCTATGGCTGCTCCGGCGGCTGCACCACCTCCAACCATTCCAAGTTTCGTGCCACCTCTATAGGCTTCCTTCTTCTTCATGGCTGAATCTTTTGAGGTCACTGCGTTATAAATATTACCAGCTGCACTTCCTATTCCAGCAATCCCTAAAGCTCCACCTAATAAAGATGCACCTCCAACGGCTGCTGCTCCACCAGCGGTCGCTGCACCTGATCCAAGTTTTACGCCTAGATTTCCAAGCCATGCTTTCCATCCAGTGGCAGCTACGGTTTCTCCATTTTTCAGCGTGACACCAGAACCGCCTAAACCAAACAAGCCACCCGGTGTCCTTGTCGGTCCAGCTGGTGTTTTCGGTTCAGTTTGTTGCATTTTTCGCTTTACGCTTTCTGGTAACCAGATTTCTTTATTACCTGTCGGATTTGTTCCCGGTATTGTAGAATTTCCGTTTCCAATTCCTCCGTTCACATTTACAACTGCCGCGGACACATTGATTGTTCCAATAGAATCTCCCAAAGGATTTGTTTTTCCTCCACCTCCAGAACCGCCAGTGATCAGATCGTATAGACTTTTTCCACCTTTAAACAGCTTTAGCCCTCCAGATAATCCAAGAAATCC